GTGTTTGGACTACTTCTAATTCTAGGTATACTCTATTGGGTTGTGATGCTTCAGGTTTAGAACTACGTATGCTGGCACACTACATGGATGACGAGGCTTTTACTCGTGAGGTTGTGGATGGTGATGTGCATACAGCTAACCAGAAGGCGGCAGGTCTACCTACCCGTGACAATGCCAAGACATTTATTTATGCGTTTATCTATGGTGCAGGTGCTAGTAAGATTGGACAGATTGTTAACGGCACATACAAAGATGGACAACAACTGATTGATAACTTCCTAACCAACATGCCAGCACTAAAAACTTTGCGGCATAGGGTTGACAAATTAGCCAGCAGAGGTTATCTTATGGGACTTGATGGCAGACTGTTGAAGGTTCGTTCAGCACATGCCGCAATGAATCTGCTACTACAAGGAGCAGGTGCAATCGTATGCAAAGAATGGTTGAAGTTTATAATCATTGAAGCTACGAAACGTAACCTAGACTTTAAACTTGTTGCGAGTATCCATGATGAGTATCAGTTTGAGGTACTCAAGGAACACGCAGAAGAACTAGGACAGGTTACACAGTGGGCAATGAAACAGGCAGAGCAATCGCTCGGTGTTAAGTGTCCATTGGATAGTGAGTATAAGCTTGGAAACAACTGGGCTGAAACACACTAGAAAAAAATGCTTGACTTTATATTTAAGTTATGGCATACTATTATAGTTGTTGGCATGGTGCTAACAACACGAAATTTAATTGGAGACTAAAACGAAATGACTATTATTACAGGAAAATGTTATTGGGCAAAAGTACAAGCACCTGACACAGTATATGAACCACAGTGGAGCATTGATATTTGTGTTGATGATAACAACCGTGAAGCTATTCTCAAGGATGGTTTGACTATTAAGAATAAAGGCGATGAGCGTGGTGACTTTATTCAAATTCGCCAGAAGGTTAGCCGCCGTGACGGTACAGAGAACAACCCCCCTATCATTCTAGATGCACAGAAAAACCCAATGACCAAACTAATTGGTAATGGTAGTATTGTGAATGTTCAGTATACGCCATTCGAGTGGAGCATGAACGGCAAGTCAGGCGTGTCACCTCTCCTTAAAAAGGTACAGGTTGTTAACCTAGTTCCTTATGGTGAAGACTTTGATGTAATCGAAGGTGGTTACATTGAAGGAGCATCTTCTATTACTGAAGACGAGGTTCCATTCTAATCTCTGATTAGATAAACACACGGGGGCGACGCTGGATTTGGTTGCCGAAGGCAGATAGGGTGGGATGGGTACTCTGCCACTTAATTAGGAGATTACTATGTTGGACTTACCAGATTATGTTGTAGTGTTTTACTTCGCTGTGGTTGCATTTATTATTGGGTGGGCAATGCCACGAGGTAAATACTTGAAGGCGATACAGCTTCGCTTCTTCAAAGCACTACACAACTTCTTCGCTGACGAAGAAGAATATATTCAAAACAAAGTTGAGCGTGTGCGTAAGATTACGACACGGCGTAAGAAATAGGGACACGTAGCTCAACTGGATAGAGCAACAGCCTTCTAAGCTGTAGGTTGCAGGTTCAAGTCCTGCCGTGTTCGCCAATAAGGAGAAGATATGAAAACAATTGACACTCTAATTCAAGACATATACAGCACACTTGAGCAGGGTGTTGATGTGAGTCGAGCAGATATAGCCGAAGCACTTGAGGTGTTTGCACAGGATGCTAAGTCTGCCGTAGCCACGATGCTCCAAGAGGGACAGCGTAAAGGCGAAGGCCGCCTACGCTTATCTCAAATCGGTAAGCCAGACCGTCAAATCTGGTATGGTGTACGTGGTACAGAAGGAGAGCCTCTTGATGGACAGACTAGGATTAAGTTCCTTATGGGTCATCTACTTGAGGCTCTCCTGATTGTATTAACCCAAGCCGCTGGACACACAGTAGAAGGACAGCAGGGTGAGGTAGAGGTGGAGGGAGTACTAGGCCACCAAGATTGCCGCATTGATGGGGTGCTTGTAGATATTAAGTCTGCATCAAGTTATGGGTTTAAGAAGTTTAAAGATGGTACACTTTCTGACGATGACAGCTTCGGATATATTTCGCAGCTATCAGCGTATGCAACTAAGAATGGTGACAAAGAAGCTGCCTTCTTTGCTATCGACAAGAATAATTCTGAACTTGCCTTGCTTAAAATACATGACTTAGAAATGATTGATGCACCCTCACGGGTCAAGGTTCTTAAAGAAGTAGTACAGAAAGACACGCCACCAGACAAGTGTTACAGTCCAGTAGCTGATGGTGCTTCTGGAAACTATAAGCTTCCTATTGGTTGTGTGTTCTGTCCTTACAAGAAGGAATGCTGGAAAGATGCTAACAACGGTGGTGGACTAAGAGCATTTAAATATTCTAATGGTGTACGGTATCTTACTTATGTAGCAAGAACGCCAGATGTTGAGGAGATTAAATTGTAATAATAATGAAAAGAAAAAAATATAAACATCAATATAAATCTAATTCAGAATATGATGCAGCACAACAACTACACAAATTAAAGATAGACTTTGAATATGAAAGAGACAGGCTTGCCTATGAGTGGCGAGAAGACAAGCATTACATACCAGACTTCTTCCTACCTAACAAAGTTATCTTAGAAGTCAAGGGCAGGTTCATGCCAGAGGACAGAAAGAAACATCTGTTCATTAAGGCACAGTACCCAGACCTTGACATTCGTTTTGTATTTGACAATCCATACAGAACATTGTATAAAGGGGGGAAGATGACCTACGCAGATTGGTGCGACAAACATGACTACCATTACTGCAAGCTAAGAGATGGCATACCAGAGGAGTGGTTAGCCAAAGATGCCTATGGTAAGTAACACAGGCATATCAATTATACTGGATGAGTTTCGTCCAGAAGAGTCATCACCAGAACGCACATTATTCTTGTGTGTTATTTTACAAGCGTTGCTTGATGCAACCAAAGAGGAGTACGAAGGAGAGCCAGTTGAGGTGCGGATTGACAGGGACAGGGCGAAGGCTTGGTTCTTTGCATCAGTAGGTACAACGGCAGAAGACTTTAATGAAGTATGTATATGTGCAGGTGTTGACCCTAATTACATGCGAGACTTTGCATACAAAGTTTTAAAATCAGGAGAGATAGATTATGTCAGACGTAGAATCAACGCAGTCCTTGGACATTAACCCATTTGAGGATGTATACTTTGAAAAGGTAAGCGACCCAGTAAATAGTCCTGCACACTACAATCACAAGGGCGTGGAAGCTATCGAGGCTATCGAGGCTAGTATGTCGCAGGAAGAATATCAGGGCTACCTTAAGGGTAACTGTATGAAATACCTATGGAGATATAAATACAAGGGCAAACCTGTGGAAGACTTAAAAAAATGTCAGTGGTATTTGCAAAAGCTTATTGCATCCCACGAGCAACTGTAGTATAATTCAAACTCTTGGACACTTGAAAATGAACGTAACTTATTTAGACCACATGGGCAGTGACTTGACAGTAGTCAACGCTGCACGAGTATCATTCAATAAAGAAAGCAAACTAGAACACAATGGACGCTATGCTTACCTATCTGATAAAGATGTTAAACTTATCAACTACTTGGCAGAGCATGGTCATTGGTCACCTTTCTCTCACTGCTTCGTTCAATTCAGAATTGAAGCACCCATCTTTGTCGCAAGACAACTTATCAAACACCAAGTAGGGTTGGCATGGAACGAGGTAAGCCGCAGGTATGTGGACTACACGCCTAAGTTCTATTGTCCTAAAGAGTGGAGGCTACGAGCCGACAATGTTAAGCAGGGCAGTTCAGATGATACTGTCAACTATAACATTACACAGCTATCGCTTGAGTGTTTGAACGAGTATAATCATATGCTAGAGCAGGGCATTGCACCAGAGATGGCTCGCATGGTACTGCCACAGAACATGTACACAGAGTGGTACTGGTCTGGTTCGCTATACGCTTTTGCTCGTGTTGTTAATCAACGCACTGAGGACACAGCACAGGAGGAGACACGCTGGATAGCTGAACAGATTAGTCAGGAGTGTGCCAAGATTTTTAAACATAGCTGGAAAGCACTAACAGGAGAGGAGTACAAGGATAAATATGACACAGAATACTACGACTAACATCTCCTATGCACAAAACAAAGAAGACATTATACTAGAACAGATACATCAGGCTGTGTGTGATGAGCAGACAGGATACTTCTTTGAGATAGGTGCTGGTGTGAGTGGACAACACATAGAGTGCAACACATATCTACTCAAGCTTAGAGGATGGGACGGTGTTATCATTGACAGGATTGGCGACCATCCATTAATTAAGAATGCTTTCGTCACTACTGACAACATACTAGACTTGATGAGCGAGTGTCCCAAACATATAAACATCTTTTCGATTGACATAGATAGTTATGACTGGTATATTGTTAAGAAAGTTTTGGACAGCAACATGTACGACATTGATATTATTTGCACAGAAATAAATTCTTATCACGATTATAAGTATGCAGACCTGATACAACATAGAGATTATGTCAGGGAAGGTAAGTCAAACTGCTTTGGTGCTACCTTGTATGCTTATAAGAACTTACTTAATAAATATGGGTACTCGCTTATTTATGTTGAAGACAGAGGCGTTAATGCTTTCTGGGTTAAGAATGATAAGGCACATCTGTTCGATAATGCTGATGACTTTGAACATCACTACAAGAAAACAAATATAAA